CTGCCTCTCCAACCTGTCGCCTGAACAATCCAGTCTCAACAAGCGGCTGAGCGGCATCGTCGGCAGCCAGAAGAGTGGACTTGTCACCAGCGGCCAGGCCTCGGCCTATTCGTCGGCAGAGCTGCAGGTGCTTTTCTCCGCCGGTATCGATGTCGTGTGCAATCCGGCACCCGGAGGCGCCTACTGGGCCGTGCGCTGCGGGCACAACAGCTCGACCAATCCGCTCGTGGCGTCGGACTCCTATACGCGCATGACGAATTTCATCGCCAGGACATTGGCCGCGGGGATGGGGATCTATGTCGGCAACGTCATCAACTCGACCCTGCTGACCAATGTGCGCGCGACCCTGCTTGGTTTTCTGTCGAACCTGCTGGGGCAGGGCATCCTTGGCAGCCTGGACGGATCATTGCCCTATGTCGTGGTGTGCGACGCCTCGAATAATCCTCTGGCCCGGACAGCGCTTGGATATGTCCAGGCCGACGTGCAGGTCCAGTATCAGGGTATCAACGAGAAGTTCATCGTCAACCTGCAGGGTGGCCAGGGCGTCTCGGTGACGACGCCGCAGAATACCACAGGCTGATCCGTCGCTGCCGGCCGCAACGATCTCCAGTAATCGACGATAGGGACAGGATCAATTCGTGGGCAATCCATATAGCATAGGGCGCGACTGTCAGGTCGTGCTGCTCTGGAACAGTATTCGCGTGGATCTGCGCGATGTGATCGGCTTTTCGGCGCAACAGCAGGTCAAGCTGCAAAGATCCGATCCGCTCAACAGCGTGCCGATCGAATTCAATACGCCATCGGGCTGGCGTGGCCAGTTCAAGGTCGATCGAGGATCATCGGCGCTCGATGATCTGGTTGCGGCCATAGAAGCAGCATTCTGGAACGCGGGCGTGATCGGCTCGGGCACGATCTATCAATATCTGAACGAGCCGGACGGTTCGGTCAGCACCTACGAGTTCGTGGGCGTGGCGCTCACCTTCACGGATGCCGGTCATTACAAGGCGGAAGACATCGTCACCCAGACGGTGAGCTTTTTTGCCAGCCAGAGAAACAGGATCTGATCATGCTGCCTTCCGAAATCGATGACGGCGATGGACGCCGGTTTACACTCCGTGAAGCCAATCCCGCAGACATGCTGGATTTGATCGAGGCCGCCGGAACTGCTGCCTCGTCGGGCGCCTGGATGCGCTACGCGTTGATGATCTGCTCGGTCAGCGCGATCGATGGCAAGCCGGTGCTGATGCCGCTGACCAAGAACGGCGTGCGTGAGCTTGCCAAGCGGATTGGCAACACAGGCATGGACGCATTGGCTCATGCGCATTACCCCAAGGATTTCCCCGAGACCGCCTCTGGGTTGGCCGATGACGGGACATTGGCCGATGACGTGACGGCTCCCGACAGCGAGGTCGATACCGCAAAAAACTGAGCAGGCACTCCTTGCTGAAGCAGATACTGTATCTGTCTCGCAATGGAGTGCCCTGGTCCGAAATCATGACGATGTCCGGTGAGCGTCGCTTTGCCTGCTGCGTGACGCTTGGTGAAATAGACGGCGGCCAATTCGACTGGTCGACGAAGAGCTGGCCAGGCCAGGCCGGATGATCCGTATCGATACTCCCGAACCGGGAGCTCCAAGCATGAAGGATGGCAGCAATGGAATCGGCTATCCTCTGGCACGAACTTGCTGCCTCCGGGCAGCTCGCCCGACCTCCGGGCTATCCGGCGCTGGAAGCAAGCGTGCTCGATACCGGCCGCGATGAGGATCGTCCGGCATTGCCGGGCGGTCTCTCCGCGGTGTTGCGAGACCAGCCGCCATCGGCGTCGGGAGTGCCGATCCGCTCGGCCATGATGTCTGCGATGGCGGCTGACGGTTCGAATTCATGGCGCGATGGTGAGTTGCCCGGTGCTGCCGTGCCGCCTGGACCCGGAGTTGTTCAAGATCCGGTCAGGCCGGATCGGCCGGCGGCTCCCGGGATCGCGGCAGTCCAGTCAGCCCGGTCAGCCCATCATGGCCTTGCTTCCTGGCCCAGTGTTGCAGCCGCGCATGCGAAGGAAGCCTCTGGGGTTTTGGATCAGGGATCATCCTCCAAGATCCTGGACGTGATCCAGCATGCCGCAGCGGAACGGATTGCGCCCGAGCCGTGGATACCCGAGCCGGCAGTGCCGAACCCGGAAGCATCGAAGCTGGGGGCAACGGTTTCGGGTGTACCGAAGCTGGAGGCAGTGAAGCTGAGGATGCTGGAGCCAGGGGCACCGGAGCCACGGACGCCGGGGTCAGAAGTGCCAGGGTTGGGAGTGGCGGGGTCGGAAGTGCCGGAGCCAAGACTACCGAAGCGACGAGCACCGGACCCGGTGGCCGCCGTCCTGCTCGCTGCTGCGAGTACGCCTGCGATCAACGACACGGCCCTTGCAGCCGTCAGCAAGAATGCCGTGGCTGCTGGTGACTCAGGACGCCTCTCCGCCGAAGACGGGGAAGCCGTGCCGGTTGGTCAGGCCACGGTATCTGAACGGCTGGCAGCGACGGCTCAGCTTGCTGCATCGGGGCGGCCATGGCCGTCAGACCAATCTGGAGAACTCGACACCGCGCGCACAGCCGCCTTGCCGGAGTTTTTCGGAGGTCTGCAGGACCGTTCTGGTTCGTTGCTGTCGCCGGTGAGTGCCGCGGCACGCTCAGGTCCCGATGCCGTTCCCGCCGGAAACGCGGCCGTTGGCGCAGCAGCTTCCGCGTCGCCGGTCGATCGCCCCGCGGCTGGACCGCCGGCTGGCCTGCAAACAGCATTCAACCGGATTTTGGCAGATGACATCGGCATGACGGGCGGCAGCGGACTTGGCAACCTGTCACTGGGAGGCCCGGATGTCGTGCCGCGCCGGACAGGCCGATCCATGCCTGCGAACGCGACGACAAGGCCCCAGGACATCGTCGGCAGTGCGCAGGCAGGCGCGGCAGCGTCCGGTCGCTTCGATGCGCCGGGCAGCCCTGCTGCCACGGCCGGTGGCAACGCATCCGGTCGGGATGCCGCACGGGTTGCTCAGCCGAATGCCATGGTTGCCCTGCGGGGGGACGTGGTGCTCGATGGCCGGAAGATGGGCCATATCGTCGCAGTCGGGCAGACCAGCGCCGCAAGCCTGCCGACCGTATCGGCTTCGGCCATCAACCTGCGCGCGCTTCCGGTGTTTGCCGGGACGGGTGCGCCGCTGTGAGCGGCCTGTCGGGACTTGGGGTGATCGATGCGCTGCTGATGGCGTTCGACCAGGCGCCTGTCATCCTCGGCCAGGTCGTGTTCGAGGGACACGAGGTGCCTTCCCGCATCACCGTCGGCGGTGCGCAGGCCGTCACCATCCACAAGCTCCCGGGTGGCGGCCGCATTATCGATGCCATGGGCATGGACAGCAGCGCTATCACCTGGAGGGGGTTCTTCACCGGCCCGTTTGCTGCCGCGCGCGCGCGTCTCGTCGATGCGATGCGACAGAGCGGCCAACTGGTCGGCCTGAGCTTCAGCGATTACGCCTTCAACGTCGTGGTGGTGCATTTCGAGTATGATCTGCAGGATCGCGGCGCGCTCATCTCCTACCGGATACGCACCGAGATCGTCCCGGACCCCGCGACGCTGGGGGATGACACCGCGGTCTATCTCGCGGCTTTCCTTTCGAGCGACGTCGCCGCCGCGGTTGCCTCAGTGGCCGGTTTCGGACTGGCCGCGGCCCAGACTGCGCTGGCGGGCGTGCAGACCAGCCTGGCGCTGCCTGGCGAGCCTGACTCGACGATCAAGCTGGCGGCGCTCGGTGTGGCGCTGCAGGCAGGCGGGAATGCGTTGCAGAACGGCATCCTCGCCTCCGGCAGCCTGTTGCCGGCCGCGAGTGCGGATGGAGAGCCCGGATTTTCCAATGCCGCCGGATTGTCGGGCAGCGTCGCCGCGGCCGGCTCCCTGGCGGCGGGAGTGCAGGCGGCAGGATATGTCAACAGAAGCGGCAACTGGCTGGGCCAGCTTGCGGGACAATCACAGGGCGCACCCCTGATCCAGGCGTGAGGCGACAATGCTGATGATCCGCGTGGCCAACACGACCTTGTTCCATGTCGCGGCAGCGGAACTCGGAGATGCGACGCAGTGGAACCGTATCGCCGCCCTGAACGGGTTGAGCGATCCGATGCTCTACGGCGTCGTCACGCTTCTGTTGCCGCCCTATGACCTCAGCGCGACGGGCGGGTTGCCGGGACAATAATCTTCGGAGCAACTGGGATGGCCGGGACGATCGAGACGGGCATGAATTTCCGGCGTCCCCGCTGCCGGGTGCTGATATCCGGTGCGGTGGTCGATGGCTGCCACTCCGTCGAGCTATCGACCAGCAATCTCGGAGAAGCTGGCAGCTTCTTCATCCAGTTGGCCACCGGTACCGGCCAGTCTGGCCCGGCCTCATGGTCCGATGCAGATACCATCGATGTCAGCATACAGCTTGGATTTCTTCCACCTGGCATGCCGGAGAACGCGCTGAGCTGGCAGGAGATGATGTCTGGCCGGGTCGATCGCCTCAGCCTCGATCCCGCGCGCGGCACGATGACGCTCGAAGGCCGCGATTATGCGGCGCGGCTGCTGGATCTTCCGGTGACGGAGAGCTTCCTGAACTGCACGAGCAGCGACGTGGCGCAGCAGCTTGCCGAACGATGCGGGTTGTCCGCCTCGATCGACCAGACCAGCTCCATGGTCGGCCAGTATTACCAGATCGAGCACGCACGGACGGCACTCAGCCGGTTCTCGCGCTTCGGCACGGCGTGGGACCTGCTTTCCAGTCTTGCGCAGCTCGAGCAGTGTGATCTCTGGGTGCAGGGATCGACCCTGTATTTTCAGCCGGTGTCATCGGCGGACGGCGCCGTCCGGAATATCGACTTCCATCCCGCGGACCAGAACAACGCGTCGCCGTCGTTGAACGTGAGCCGGCTGTCGGTTCGAAGATCGCTCGCCCTGGCCGGCGGAGTTCCGGTTTCCGTCTCGAGCTGGAACAGCCGGCAGCGCAAGCGGGTGGTGGCGGTGTCGGCGAACGCGGGGACAACGGCCACCGCACCGATCAATGTCGTTCGTCCCAATCTTCTGCCCGACACGGCGCAGATGCTCGCCGACGGGTTCTACAGTCAGACCTCCGGGCATGAGCGCACCCTGAGCGCCACCATGCCCGGCGACCTCGTGCTGTCGCCCCGTGACGCCCTGCTGGTGACCGGCATCGGCGCGAGCTGGGACGGCAACTACCGTGTCGACAGCGTGAGGCGGGAGATGAGCCTGTCCGGCGGCTTCGTGCAACATTTCACCGCGAAAACGGTGCAGGCCTGAAAGCAGAGACATGCAAAGCTGGATCGAAGCGGTCAAACTGCATTCCGCGGTCCACGCGACAGCGACCGGGCAACCCAAGCACGGCATCGTCTCGAGCGTCGATCCGGTCAATCATGCAGTCAAGGTCACGATCGAACCGGACGGTGTCGAAAGCGGCTGGATTCCCGACGGGGCGATCGCCGCCGGCGGCCTGAAGATCGCCTGTCCCAGCGAGGTCGGCACGCAGGTGCTGCTGGTGGCGGTCGAAGGGGACAGCGAACATCCCGTCGTGATCGCCCGGCTGTTCGATACCGTGATCACGGCTCCGGTCAGTCCAGCAACCTCGCAGCCTGTCCAGGCCGGGGAGATCGGGATCTTTCTCGCCAGCGGGGTCTATCTGCACATGGCCACCGACGGCATCCATATAGGCGGCAACGTGATGATCCATGGTTCGGTGACGGCGACCGTCGACATCCTTGCAGGCGGCATCAGCCTGCAGCAGCATGTGCACTCCCAGGTGCAGTCCGGTCATGGCGTCTCCGGTCCACCGGAGGGTTGAGCGTGGCAGACATCGCCCATGTCATCGGTTCCGATCTTGCGGTCGGACCGACCGGGGATCTTGCGGTCGTCGATCTCGCGGCGTGGACGCAGCAGCGCGTGCTTCGTCGGCTGCTGACCAATCCCGGCGGCTATATCTGGCAACTGGCTTACGGCGCGGGTCTTCCGACCATGGTCGGCACGACGGTCTCCGTGCAGCAGATCGCCGCGATCATACGCCAGCAGATCGGCCTGGAGGCAGCGGTGGCGCAGCAGCCCGAGCCCACGGTCGTGATGCAGGGCGGCCCGTCGGGCACAGTATTCGCCACCGTCACCTATCAGGACGCGCAGACCGGCGTCTCGCAAAACCTCGACGTTCCGGGAGCCGGTTGATGCAGATCTCCTTGCAGAACTTCTCCACCCTGGTCGGGAACATGGCGGCCAGCGCACAGGGGGCCTGCGCGACCTTGCTGGACGTGACGGTGGGTTCGGTGTTGCGAGCCCTGATCGAGAGCTCCGCGTCGGTGGCGCTGTGGCTGCAATACCTTATTCTGCAGGTCCTTTCTCTGACCAGGCTATCGACCAGTTCCGGTACCGATGCGGAT